GCCTTGACTTTTGGTAAATTACCAACATCAATATAGAATATTCTTCTTTCTGGTGCTCTTGATAATCTGTAGATAACTAAACTATCTTCAATCATTCTTAATTGATTCAAAGCTTTGATTGCTTTGTGAAGATACGAGAGAACTCGGTTCTTATTACGATCTACTAAACCAGATGTACAATAAGTAATCGAGTCTTTTGCGATTTTAGTTGAACCTTTACCTGCCTGTGCAACCATGCCAGTTGGGTAATTTGGTTTCATTGTGTAGATATAATATTCGTCAAACTGAGGATTTGGAACAGCATCTTCTTTACTACTGTTAATTCTCACATATGGATCATTATTTCCATTTGTCTTTTTTTCTTGACGAATATATTTCAATTTCATTGGATCAATATATCTTAAATCCTTAATACCTTCTTGTGGATTCTTTTGATCAATGACTTTTAGATAATATAAACGACCATCGATATACCAGTTACGGAAAATTTCGTGTGACTTCTTATCGAAGTCCATTAATTCTTTGAGATATCTGAATTCTTCTCTAATTTTTTTCTTTATACTTTCACTTGCGTTGAGATTTGATAATTCTACTTCAACAGGAGAGTCATATAGATCACTAACAATAGCTTCATTAACGACATCTTCGATAGCACCATCCGCTTCTGGATGTAATGCCATCTCTCGATATCTTTTTATTAATTCGTGTTCAGAACGATATGCACCTTCAATATCTACGTATTGACCATAAAAACCACTTGCAATATAATTATCAACCCCGTCCTCATTATTTTTGGGAACAGGGCTGATAATTGAAGTGGATTTATCTTGTGTATCCTCAATAGAAAAACCGAAAAGTTTTGCCATAGTATAAGATTTTTTTGTATATGTTTATTTAGCTGATGTTTTCACCGCCTGAAACGGGACTATCACCTTTCAAAATTTCAATGTACTGAACCTGAAGTTCAACAGTGAATTCCTGAATACCTTGAGCATCATAAGAAAGTTCAATAGGACCGACCTGTGTTGGGAAAGTATCATAGAAACGATATTTTCTAAGACTTTGACCATCACGATCAAGTTGGAATACAAATGCATCTGCTTGATAATCAGCAGGATTAACAAGTCCAGTGTTATCACTTAGTTTGTTAATTGTATTCATCCAGTTCTCAAATGCAGACCTAATTGAGAAGTCTGTATCGTTGATAACTGTAACTGTCCATGAATCGAATGTTCTATCACCTGCAATCTTAAGAACCCTTCCTCTGAAAGGAACTTCGATTTGTGCGATGTTAGATGCTGGAAGTCGTGCTCCTTTAACTAAAAATCTTGATTTGTCAAGAACATCCTGAGCTGGTTGTGCAGCATCGGGGAATGTGAGGACAACTTCAAACAGATTAGCACGGGAACCGCCACCTGTCAACTTACTCTTAAAGTCGGAAATCGTCCTTAATGGTGGTGGATTTACCTGATTTCTACTAGCCATAGTTGATTAAACCTCTTTAATTAAACGGAACCGATAACTTCTTCAAATGCAACACCAGTTCTGGTGGCAACAAAGGTAAGACCGATGAAGTTAATCGATCTCGCTGGTTTGATGAAGATGTCAGCAATAAATTCATTGTTGTCAATGACTGCTGCAGTGTTGTTAGTTTCATCACAGATAACAACAAAGTCAAATATTCCTCGATTTGCTTGAACATCTCTAAGGAATGGTTCAACAATATTTACAAAGTTAGTTCTTGTAAGTTCATCGTTGAATTCAAATAATTGATCTTTCGCTGCTGCTGAGATTGCATCTTCAAGATAGATGAACAATCTACGAACGTTGATACGATCAAATGCGGATGACTTACCAAATCCAGTCTTGTCTCCAAAGAGAACAATACCAGCTCCAGGTGATAAGATAACAGGGTTAATTCTATTTGAATATAGAACGTCTCTCTGCTTCTTACCTGGATTATAGATAAGTTTCACTGAGTTTAGAATTGATCCTCTTGCTGTTCCTGCAGGTGAGAACCAAGGGAACTGTTCAATGTCAGTTCTCGCACATGTTCCAGCGATGTCACCATTTAGAGGGACATAACGGAATGTGTTGTTGAAGCGGTCAAACATATATTTGTAACCACTATCAAATACACCATAAGTCGTTGATGAAATAGGTGCGTAGAATCCAACCACGTTATCTGTGATTGTATCTATATTGTTGACTGTTACAGAACCAACTGAACTATCATTCAAGAATGCTTGACGATAAGGTGAGATAAATGCGACTGCATCTTTTCTTGCTTCTGCAACTGCAATTGCTTTCTCTGCAACTGCTTGTGATTCTTCTTTAGAATGATGAGCAGCACCCATAAGAATGAAGTCAACTTCAATCTCTTCTTTATTCTCGAATAAACCTAATCCAGTGATAATGTCGTCTATTCCAGAGTTAAGTGAACCAACAGTGGTATAATCCATATGACCACCATAGTTCTTACCTTTTAGAGCATTAGTATCAGTTGTTGCAACTCCAAGAGTTCCTACCGTATTACCTACACCAGCAAAGGTAACGTTTTCAACGTTCTGATCCCATCCAGTATCAGCATCAATAGTATTTGTGTTACTTACAGAGTAAGAAGTTGTAGTAATTCCAGAGAATCCAGCACCACTACCACCGTAGATATATCTTGAGTTTGTTGCAAGATATTTTCTCCAGTATGCTGTTGAACCTACTGAATACTCAGAGTCCTTACCTTTTGATAAGTTTAGATGTTTTTCAAGAATAGTTCCAGCGTTTCCTGTAATTTCTCCTTTATCATCAATTACAACAACATGAACCTCGTCAAATCTACCGCCTCTTGCAGCAGCATAAGAAGAAGTACCAGGTCTGTCTGATAATTGATCCCACTCTAATAATCCAACTGAAAGTTCTATATTCTGTTGTGCAAACCAGTCTTGTTGCTGAGTGTAAGTAACATCACCAGCAGAGTTACTTGTGCTGAATCCAACACCAGTTCCAGTTATTTGTTCTCCAGCAGTGGTAATTCCGATGTTACCAGTGTTAGTAAAGTTGTATAAACCACCTTGAGTGTAGTCTACATTTACTTCAGTTCCATCCGCAGCTACGTGTGATAAAACTTTAACTTCTAATGAAGTATCACTAATTTGTCTGGTAATTATACCTTTGATGTAACCATCAAGAGTTACTGTCCCATTAGGAGTAGGTTTTTTTCTACCGTATGCAGTTTGAGTTATTGCATATCCAACAACAGAACCAGTTCCATCTATTTGTGACAATGCTGTTCCAGCGATACCAGTTAGTATCTGGTCTGATTTTGAGTCTATTGTTGCAACTTTAATTCCGTTTGCATAACTACCAGGTGTTTTTGCAGCAAATTCTACACCAGCTATGACATTTTCATCATAACCTAGTTGATTGTAGTGAGTTTCACTCTTGATCTTTAAACCAGTAAAACTTCCAGTAAGTCCAGCACCGATAACTGCATTTTTCAATCCAGTGTCATCAGCACGAATGACTTGCATTACACCGCCATATGCTAAGTATGATGATGCAACCATCCAGTATTCATAGTGCTTATCTACTGAATATGGTTGTCCAAAGGTTTGTAGTAGATCTTCCTCACTCTCTATGAGTTGTGCTTCCTCCACAGGTCCCTTAGTAAATGGAGCGACTAACGCACCAACAGAGCCAGTTGATGAATCTACTCTACCAATGGTGAGGTCAACTTCTCTAACTACGATTCCAGGAGATGCTAAATTTAGAGGCATCTTAATTCTCCGATCTCAGGATATTTTTTCTAAGATTATTTATTAAAAACTCCATTTTCATCGGGGAAACCGTGCATGAACTACCAATCTGGGTATTCCCACCTGTTACTAATCTTCTTTTTTGATTTTTTTACTCTAGCAATTGTACAAGTCTTACATTCATATGAATATGATGATTGTATACTCTTATTCTTTCTTATCAAATAAAATCCATCAATTAAATCTTTTGTTTTTCCACAAACTCTACACTTTCTCTCTGTTAGAACAAAGTGACTGATATCAAGTTGTTCATCAAATTCCATTATAATACTTGAATTACTCCATTACAATCAGGAATATCTTGCATAATTTTATTTTCAATACCTTGTTTAAGTGTCATTGCACTCATCGCACAACTCGTACAAGCACCACCTAATCTAACCTTAACATAGTTTGTATCCTCTTCTATCTCTACAAATTCAACAAACCCTCCATCTGCCTCAATATAAGGAGCGATTTCAGATAAAGATTCAATTACATTACTAGCAGTTAAGTCCATTACATATAATCCCACATATATGAACGATCACCATATTCATCAGTGTGCCATACATCTCCGTCCTTGTCAACAAAAGAATTATCGTCCATTCCATCAGACATAAATCCAAAAGGAGCCATGTCCTGTTCTATCTGATTCTTTTGCTCTTCATATATTCTCTTTCTTACATCATTATCAGTCATCTCTTTGAAATAGTCTTGTGCAACTAACCAAGCAAATATGACTAAACACATTGCTAAGTCATCATTACATCCTTCTTCTGCTTCAAATGAGTTATGTTTTTGAGAAAATGTAGTTAGTTCAGATATAATATCATAGTCTATTATTAATATTTTATCGTCTTCTAGTAAAGTTTTTAGATTAGAACACCCTAATTTCTTTACAGCAGCAGTAGTTCTTACACCCAATTGAGAACGTTTACCGCTAAATCCAGCACCAACAACTTGACCTGCCCGCCCTCTCTGTGAACACATTAATAAATTATCATATTCTAAATCATAGTTAAGTATAGATGCAACTTGATCTCCTATATCATTTACCTCGCATAATATAAATGCTTTATTGTATGCTTTTGCTACATCGTCAATAATACTTGGAAATAACATTGGTTTTATTTCATTGTTCCGATACTTTGCAACTGCCTTGTAAGGAAAGTTTGTAATATCAAAAACTATAAATGCTGAGTAATCATTGCCCAACCCACGAGCTACGTCAACAGTAATCAAATAATTATGGTCTTTTATAGGTACTTCATATACATCCAATCCTGCATTTTTTTGAATCGGATTCTCGTATACAAGATTTTTCAGTTTAGATGGATTTATTAGTGTGTTAACAGACCCAAGAAACTCACACTCAAACTCAACTTTAAATTGTTGTTCAGAAGTGTTAGCAATTGTAGATTCTTTCCATGCCTCATCACGACCAGGAACTTCTGACCAATGAACATCAGTTGGAATATATTCATTCTTACCTCTCTCTGCTTCATGCCACATTCGGTAAAAATGATTCATACCTCGTGGTGTAGAAACTATTATAACTTTTGTTTTCTGTCCTGAAGTAATAGTAGGATATACAGATGCAAAGAAATCATCTGCAATATGATTTGGAATAAACGCAAACTCATCAAGAAATATTACGTTATAAGATCCACCTCTAACTGCAGATGAAGATGTAGAGTTAGCAGATATTTTTGAACCGTTTTCTATTTCTAAAGAACCTTTATTCCAAGATATAATACCTTGTTGCATCCATCTTGGTAAATTCTCATATGCAAGTTGCAGTCTTCCTAATAAATCACGGGCAGTAGAAGCTTTGTTTGCAAGTATAGCAATATTAACATTATCATTAAATATTGCATAATGAAGTAAGTACGATACAACCGTCGTTGATTTACCTGTCTGCCGAGGCATCTTGCATATATTAAAACGGTTCTCATGGAAATTTCTTATTAACTTTTTTTGAAAGGGATATTGCTTAAACGGAACTAAACCTTCATCAAGAGATACAATTTTAATATAATTATTTGCAAAATAAACTGGATCATCTTTACACTTTAAGAACTCAATAATATTCTCTTGTGTAAATTCAATCTGAGTATTCGCCTTTTTTAAATTGGGATTACCAAGATAAACTTCACTCATTATGAAAAATTAAATTATTAACTTATTGTATAACCTACTTTTGCACCCAATATAGCAGCATTCGCAGCGAAGATTGCTTCAGTTGGTTTTTTCTCTACAACTTCTACTGCGTTACCAGGTAACGTAAAAGATCCAATTGTTGTAGATCCTCCAACTTCATCAATGATAGTTACTAATCTTGCAGTAGCACTATTATTCACGAGACGGACTGCTGTAGCACTACCAAAGGTGGATGCAGTTGCAGCATTTACGCCACATGGAGCTTCAATACCTTTAACTAATGTGATCATTATTCTAAACTTTTATTGATTATTTATGCTGTTTTTATATTCTTCTTAATTTTCTTCTTTTTTGCTAAATCTATGGGTATACCAGTATTTCTTAAAAATTCTGCATTTTCATAATCTTTAGCATCTTTAGTTCTTATCTTATCCAATAAACCTCCATCTCTTGTTTCATATGGATATGTAAAAGTTCCCTTTGGTGTCCATTGCTCTGTAAACTGTTTGAATGTTTTATATTCTCTTAACTTCTGATGTTTAGTTCTTTTTAGTTTATTTAATCTATATTTTGCAATTTTTCCTGATGGACCAGGAACAACTGGGATTATATCTTGTGCTTTAGCAATTCTTTCTGTTTCGGTGCCAGGAGACCCTAATTTCTTCCATCCTTTTCTAATAGAACCTTTATTTACTACTACGTCCATAACTTCACCTTTATCTTTTTTCTTAAAAGGATTTAACTGATTCTGAATTTTATTATTTTCATAATTAGCACCTCTTCTTGCATACCTACCTGCTTGCTTTTTACCTGTTTCGGTAGCAGTTGCAAAATAAGCATCTTTACCAGGTCTAGCCATGTTAGTTTTTGGTTTATAACCTGTTCTTTTCATCCAATCTTGTGTTGCTTTATTATATCCGCTAGTAGATGGATTTAATCCTGATACTGTAGGAGGCACACCAGTTTTTTTATATTGTGCAATATTTTTTGCTGATTGTCCATGATAACCACGAACCATTGTTCCTCTCTCAACTGCTTTATCAGCGAAGAATGGATCTATAGTTCTACGTGGTTTTTTCTTTAATAACTTTCCAACTTTTTTTAATCCACCTTTTTTGGCGAGTTTAGCAGCACCCTTTATTGCTACTTTAGCAACAGTCCCTAAACCTTCATTAAATTGTTGATATGTTTTCATCAGCAGTTCCAGCGTCTAAGTGCCTTGTTTATTCTTGAATCTGGATCTCTCCTTGTCTTTGCAGAGGTAAGTTTTTTCTTCATACCTTTCATTCTCCTACAGAATGATAGTCTTCTCTTTGCAGATTTAGATCCTTTCTTTAATTTAGATGGTTTAGTTGTAACAGCAGTTTGTAATTTAGAACCAGGATTTTCACGACGATATGCCTTTACTGCTTTTTTACTTAATCCATCAGTCTTATCTTTACGATTGACCTTTTGCCAATCTTCTCCTAAATCCTCTCTCCAATTTGATGGTGATGGTTTAAGTGGTTGTGGTTTAATGATGTCTACTGTTTCTACTTCAGTATAGTTAATTTCATCTACATTCCAATTTTGAATTGTTAGAGCCTCATCAGTAATATCCTCATTCATCGCTTTTTCTAAATTATCAGCTTGTTTTGCATGTGTTTTAGAACCATCTCTTAATTTTTTAACTAATTTTTTGACATGTGGTACATCTTTTTTATCTAATATTTCCTGAATATTTTCCTCTTCCATAGATTTCTTTCTAATGAAAGCATAAAAAACATTTTCACCCTTTTCTTTACCATATTGGTCTTTGAAACTTTTCATCATATCATCAGATTTTTCATATTTTTTCTTCAACATTGTATCCTTTCTCTTTTGAGCAGGAGTCATTGTTGCTTCACCCATATAAGCAGTGCCATCTCCACCAGTTTGTAATCGTTTTACTTTGGTGCTAATTTTTTTCACACTATCAGTCTGATTTACAATAGCAGGACCGTAATTAGTATTCTTTAATTTTGTCTTTTCTTGTATATCAGAAGAAGTATCCTTTACTTCTTCTTCTTGGACTTTTTTACGCAGTTTGGATACCTCTTACCGAACATTGTTTTCATTCCTTTCTTTTCATAACCAGGCCAACACTTTTCATCAAGTTCCTGTCTCCAATCACTCTTTCCATCTTCATGTGGTATTGTATTGCCATCTTTGTCTTTTTGATGATGCTCTATTACTGGAATATCAATTTCAACTTCTTCTTTCTTAGAATTACCCCAGTTTGCAGCACCTACCTTACGACACTTAACTAATGCTCCTGACGCATATGCACTTGGCCATACTGAATATCTTGACTTAACTTTGTGATAGCAAGCATCTTTTGTACCACTACCTTTTCCTTTCTTATCTTTGACTTCTGTTAAATCTATTTCTACTTCGTCTATATCTTCTAAGAGTGTGTCTCCTACAACTACACCGTTTTCTGCAAACCAACCACGATTTACTTCGATTGCATATCTTATACTACCATCAGGATAAACGGGAATTGGATTCATTGGATCTAATTCTTTAATACTTTCGATTATACCTTCTTCGTTTATAAACGCAATATCAAGAGGTATAAAAGTATTTTTCATATGAAAAGA